CGCCCTTTGTCGAACATTTGTTTCTCACGCTGCACCTGAACTGCGTGTTGCTCACCTGTCATGAAAACTGCCATTTTCTAATCCCTCATTCTAATCAACTGTACTATCAGTACTCCTAAAGGGTGGACAAAATAAATCCACCGCTTCAGTGACCACTACAAGTCGTTAATTCCTTTTAATTTTGGGATTCCGTTCGTTATCTGACTGTCTTAAATACCTCTATCCACTATCGAATCGATCTGCTGTTATATCACAAACTTATCCATTAGTGTATGTATCCTCTCTTGCTACTCAGTTCTTTTTGTAGACCCTTGAGACTGTGTAACGCATCTTCGATACCTTTGATGCCTTGGTCGAGATACGCTGCCATCTGCTCTGCCTCGTCTTCTAGGTGGCCACAGTATTGAACTTCTTTAAGATAGGTCTCCAGACAATGCTCTATTCTTTCGATATTCACATTGACCCAGTTCCTGAGTCGACCCCAGTCCTCAACTGGGGTTTCCGCTAGGTTAGGTATGTCGCACTCAAAGTGCCCGTCTGTTACAAATTCTCTCCACTTGTTGTTACTGCTGTTCATAGTATTTTCCTCTATGTTTTTTCTTTATGTAATTTAGTTAATAGGTTTGCAACTTTTGCATAACAGCCTTGATGCGTTCTGGCTGGGTGTGCACGTACTTCTGTGTAGTTTGAATAGACCGATGACCCAGAATCTTGCCAATAGTCAATGGCTCGACATTGAACTCCATAGCCAACCTGGTAGCGCAGGTATGCCTTAGTACATGGAATACAAAAAACTCGTCGTGTCTGGCCAACTCATCACGGGCAGCTGCCCATGTGTCATAGAAAGTTCTTTCGGTGTAAAAAGCACAAGGAGCCCAATCAAGGTTCTCTAAGGCCCACTGAGCGTCCTTATTAAGCGGTACAAGCCGTTCGTCACCGTTCTTAGTATTGGACAACGTAATGTAAGAACCGCAGTCAGAAGGCTTCCCATGCGTCTTAGCGTCAGGATTATTAATACCCACGATTTCACCAAGTCTCATCCCTGTGTTGACTGCAATGACGACAAAGTCAGCCATCCATGGGTGACGTGATGTCTTAAAAAAATCAACAAGGGATCGCACCTCTTTAGCCGTGTAGTACCTTGGTCTGCTTTTGCTCTGTTTCTTCCAGCGTACCTTGGGTGCGTGGGTGACGACCTCGTTCTCAACGGCTAACTTAAAGACTGAAGATATCGCTGACAGGTATCTGTTCAGTGTGCCATCCTTGAGTCCTTCGTCGTGAAGACTGTCCATAAAAGCGTAGATGTCAGCTGGCTTATAATCAGTGATGGGCCGAGTAGCAAAGTCACGAAACTTTGATGCTTTCTTGATCATGCGTAAACTATTGATCAAGTGAGTGTCTGCCCACATCCGGTGTCCATTTTGGTCTGCAAATGATTTAAGTGTGTACATAGTATTTCCCTCTACTATAGATTTAGTGGCCAACCCGTGATACCACGGGCACGCTCGTTGACCATATATTGAAGAAGCCAGGTGCTTGGCTGTTTGCCAGAGTCAAACTCAATGTCTTGGAGGCGAGTGCGCTCCTTGCGGATAGCAACCTCAATTGGCTCAAGTTTGATCTGAATGATTGGGTTGGCCTCAAGAACATTTGAGACCACCTGAGGCTCTGGAGAGCCGTGGTTTGATAGGGTTTCTGCTGTGTCTGACATACGTCATCTCCCTCAAGATATACAGTTGTTGTCAATGTATATCCGATGACGTAAACTCGCGGCCTTCAGCCATATTAAGGGCCCATAGCTCAGTTGGTTAGAGCAGTCGACTCATAATCGATTGGTCGTAGGTCACCGGATTTTTCGGAGTATACGCCTCTGGATTGACCGATGCAACACTCGCGTATTAAGGGTAGACAAAATAGAAAAAACATCGATCCAAGCCCTTCTGCCCCTAGACCATGGTGGCCGTGGGGCATAGGGTAAAACATCTGCTGTTTATCAATGGATCGGGGCTTCTGGACATACGCCTTCACACTCGCTGCTTGCTTGGGCAGTCTCAAAGTACTGGCCGCAGCGACTGCACTTCTTGTGCTTTTTACCTTTGTTGTTCTCAGGATTACCAAACGCTAGTTCCCAGTTGTTTGCGAATGTCTCTAGGTTTGGGATTGGTCTAGGGGCTGAACCTTTGCCAGACATACGTTCCTCCTTATATAAGTTTCTTAGTAGGTTAAGCGCATGGAAGTGTGCAAAGAGTACGCTTTTACGTACATATAAATGCAGTATGTTTGACGCTTAACTATTGATGATTGCTGAAGCCAGCATTGAGTAGACAACGATAACTACTCCACAAAAAGCAGAAACGAGTAGTACGTTGATGAGGTGCTTCTTACGTGCAGCTGTCCTACGTGCATCCTCGATGATTCTTTGTCTGATGTTGCGTCTTTCTCTGAGCATATCTGAGTAGAATCGTTCGCCATTAGGCACAGTCAACATGATCAGTTCCCTGAGATGCTTTTCCATCTCTTGGGTTTTAGCTTTGGCTGCTACTATCTGTAGTGCTTGGCTTTCGACACTGCCGACCCCCAACAGGGGTTTCTCTTTACTAGCGGCTTCGGCTGCTGCAATCTGGTCCTTACCGTTGTAAAACTGGGTAAAGCGATCTGCAAGATCAAGGGCCGAATGGCCACTCTTTATTCCTTTGTTAATGACACCGAACGCTGTGTTGCACAGGTTGAGTGCTGCTCCAATTTCTAAAACCATAGAGGGTATCCTGGTTGGATATGCTCTCCCTACTTTTTGGTTTTTTCGTATGTCCTAAGTCCACCTAGCCCTAACATACCAAGCAATACTGGCATCATGGTATCTAGCGGTATCAAGGGTACGACAATGTCCTTCTCTATTAACTCCATGACGAAGTTAGTAAAAGGTATGACGATAAAGTTACCCATCATGGCAAACACACAGCACCATCCAGTAGCTGGTCGCCATCCCGCGACAAACAGATTCTGATGTGACGCTTCAACCTTGTTTACTTCTATTTGTGCCTTGGCTACTTCGTGCGCTTGCTTCTCTGCTAGCGTTGTAATCTCATGTGCCAACCTGTTGGCTTCAGTTTTATCTGGGATCACACGCTCTAGTAAACCAGTGACAGGTCCAATCAATGCAGTAAGCATTAGCCTTCTCCTTTAATCATGCTGGCGACCTCGATGGCTCGATAGCCAACCTGGGTTGCGTACCTGGAGTCCAGCAGTTCATTAGCTGCCTTCTCTCGGTTGCCATCCTGGAGGTGTGCCAGGGTCTTTTTGAATTGCATTAGCTTGGCAATGCCCATGTT